TTGTTTTTCTTGCAATTTATGTAAGTTCTGTAATTTATCTGTTACAACTTTAATATTAATTTTTGATATATTTGTTCTTGCTGATGAAATTGTTGCAGATATCGACACAATTCCTGTTTCTGAGATTTCGATATCTTGTTGTAGTTGTTCAATTAAATTTTCTAAATCTTGCTCTATTTTAATTAAAGCTTTGATATTAGGTCCATCATATGTAGTTGGCAATTTTGTTTCGATCAATGAAACAATTTTTTCTTGTAGTGTGTTTCTAGTTTCTTGTAGCGTGTCTTCTGACTGTTCTAACTTTTGAATTTTATTTTGATTCTTAGTTATAATATCATCTGACTGAATAATTATTTCTGCAAAATCTGTTTTTTTATATTCTTTTAATCGACCCGATGTTTCTTTAATTTCATCAGCAGCAAGTTGATATAGTTGTTCAAATACCGTAATATCTAAAAACTGTGATAACAAATCTTTGCGTTCTTTTTGAGACTTTTCAATAAAATTGTTATTATCAGCCTGAAGTGAAAATGCAGTTAAAATAAAATCATCATATGTACCTAAATAGCGACGAATTGATTTGTTTGTGTCACTTCGTTCTTCGCCATTTAAATTTTCTGTGTCTGTATAAAAATCTACATCTACCTTAACATGTTTTTCTTTTTTCTTGGTGCCGCGCCTTTCAATTGTATATTGAATGCCATTCATTTCAAATTTAAAAACACCTTTGAATGTAGTTTTTTTGTTGTTTAAAACTTCATTTGCTTTTCCTGTTTTACTGCATTTATCAAATATAGTATATGTAATTGCATCTAACAATGAAGATTTGCCTGATGTATTTGCAGCAAATAAACCGCATACATCTGACAAATTTTCAAAATTAATAACATTGCCTTCGCCATATGAAAACATGTTCTCGAATTCAAATGATATAGGATGCCATGTTGTATGTCGTATTGATTCAACTGCAGGTAATTTTGAATTGATGGTTCGATTGATGTGTCGTACCGTATCAAGTTCTTGTGCGGTTGCTTGTGGAAAGTTTATATCAATATAATCAGTTAACAAAGTATTTTGATATTCAACGTCTCTAACATTGCCTATAGATATTGAAGTTGCTGCATTATTGTCAGTACTGGTTATTGTTCTTTGAATAGTTATGTCTTGTACATTGTATTTTTTTCGAATAGTTGCAATCAACCGTTTCATATCTGCTGCACTAGTCTCGTTAAATTTAATACGAATTCTAGGTTTATTTGGCATTCGATGTGGTGATGTAACAATTGTTGTACCCAATGTTTCTATAGTTACATACCCGTAATCATTTTGTATTTCAGCAAAGTCAGCACGACGATTTTCAACGTCCCATACCAATATTCCGTGGTCTAATGCTTCGCCATGATTTTGTTGAATCAATGATCCAGGATATGCAATAGTTTGTGCAGCATCTAAAAATTGTGCTGGTTTATGTATGTCACCTAACAATGTAATGTCATGACCGGTAAACATTTCTGTAGTTACATGTTCATTTGAAATTTGATATCCAATATCCGTTTTAGCAGTATTTACCGCTCCATGATGCAATGCAATTTTATATGGTGCATCAAAATCTTTAGCTCGAACATATTCATCAGGTGTTTTATCAACAGCCATATGATTCCATGTAATTCCGCCAAATTCAAATAACCCGTTGTCTTTGATAAAAATAATATTAGGATTATTAATAACATCTAAAATAGGACTAACAGCATCAATGCGATGCATATTATTTAAATTCATGTCATGATTACCTAAAATAACAATTGTAGGTATTGCAAAGCCATTAAAGAAATCAACTAGCATTTGTACTAGTTCTGGTGACATATCTAGTTTGCTGTGCACAATATCTCCAGTAACAACCGCAATACTATTTTCAGTTGAATGACTATTAATATAGTTAAACATGTTTTGAAATACTTCTCGGTATTCTGTATGTCGTTTCAATGTACGAATATGAATATCAGATACATGAAAGATTTTATCAATTTTACTAATAGTTGATTGTATTTTTTTTATTTCCATATAAGACCCATTCTTAATTCCATAACATGTTCAAATGTTAATACTGTAGTATTTTGTATAATTTCTGTAATTTTATTAAAACCTAATTCTGATGCATCTTCTGCCTGTAATTCAATAAAATATACATTCAATCCTTCTGCCATAAATCGTTCTGCAAATTGTAATGCATTGCGTAATGCGTCGGCATCTAAACAAATATAAATGTCTCGTACTCGTTTTTCAATGATTTTTTTTTGAAGTGCAGGTTGAATGATTTTACCAAATAATGGAATAGCATTTCGTTTAACTGCAATTGCATCAAATGCACCTTCACATAATACGATTGGCTCTGCCCAATTAATTGTCAAGTCAAAACCAATAATATCTTTTGAAATTTTAGGATTTTTATGTTTGAATTTATCGGCTTGATAAAATGCTCTACTAACAAAATAATTCAATTGTCCGTCAGCATCATAACTTGGTATAATAATTTTTCCGGAATATTCTCCAGCTTCACAATAACCAATACGATATTTTAAAATATCAAAAATAGATACACCTCGTTGTGTAAGATAGTGAATTGCATTTCGATAATCAGGTGTATTTTTTTTGTTCCAAAGTGGTATGTATTCTTTTGGTAGTTGTATTATTTCTTGTTTTTCTTTTGTTGTATCAACACGATATTTTGCTGATTCAATTATTCTAGAAAGTTGTTCAAACCGTTCTTTTGGTAAATTTAATTGTTTAAACAAAGAAGCAATGCTTCGGCCTTTTTTATCAGATATCCAACAGTGCCAATGATTTTCTCCAGCACTAGTTGTTTTAATGTTAATTTCTAATTTTGGCTTGTAATGTGAAACGAATGGAGAGAAGAATGCGATGTTGTCTCCGGAAGTAGATTTCCCTTTACCCAATATTGATTCTAACAATTGGAGGAGTTTAAGATTCGTCATATTATAATATAATAAAATAATGTAAGGAATCCAATTAAATATATTATATTATATTATTAGTTAAGCACATACATTGCATTACTGGCTTAACGATCGATTCAAAAAAACTGAATCAATCAATTAATTAAATAAATTCATTAATCTTCATAAAATATAGTTAAAATAATTGACACTTCCAACCTTATGCAAAAAAACTTTTAACTTGTTGTGGAGATTCGCCATTTTTAATGCATTCCGCCATCCACTCTGCGGGAATATCTTTTTTGCCAACATGTGTTATGCCTAATTTAATTGCATATGATTCATATGTAGTTTTGCTTCCTTTTGATATTTTTTGTGTAGGAGCTTGAAATACCATGCGAATATCAATGTCTGGGTTCGATACTAAAACATGTTTCATTTTAAGACGATCAATACTAGTCCATCGACCTTTTGTTTCAATATACATTAATTGACCATTCTTTTTTGTGAATATAAAATCAGGAGTATATTTTGCTTTACGTTCAGGCACTATGTAATTAAGTGTTTCTGTTTCATAATTTAACGGATAATCCGCAGTTTTTATTTGTTCTGCAACTGTATGTTCTAATCCAGATTTATAACCGTATTTTAATGCTGCAGCGCGTTTTGAATTGCCTGAGCTATGAAAATGATTTTTTGCCATGGTTTAATTTTTATAAATTAATTTGTCGCTGCCTGGCAATATATCACTAGCTCTAATCCAATACCCTTCTGGCATCCACTCACCGTCTGCACGTTTCATAAGTACCTCATACCAGTCAGTATTATTGTTAGTTGTCTTTTTACCGGTCCATTCTAATTTAGTGCCACGGGTATCTTTAGAAGGATCATATGTGTTTTTCTTCCCAGCTTTGTTGTATACATCTATAGGGGTATTAGCTTTTAACGTTACATAATTAGTGCCTTTGTCAAACTTAGCTGATAATTTAGCAATAGTGGTAGGATCAGTAATGTAATTTATCCATTTTTCAAATCCAGCGGGAGTTATTAACCCATTAATAAATTTAGCATGAATTGATGTTTTTACTTGAGCCCAAGCATTTTTATTAACAAGCCATGTATATACATAATCTAGATTATCTTCTATCTGATAAAATATTTGTCCGGTAACGGGTGTCGTAAATGGATATGTTACCGGTTTTGCTAACTTTATATATTTGCCATTTATAACTTGATCTGAAGCTGTATACTTTGTTGAACCGGGTAGTCGTGTATAATAAATCCCGGAGTCTGCAACACCCCCTCTAAATTTACCTTCAAAATAGCTACCGAATTCGTCGTACGTATTTGTTTCGGCATCTGCCTCCAGGTCATAGGCGCCGATTGTATAATATACTTTACCAGATATAAACTCTAAATTTACTTTAGGTATCGGAGTTTTGTTTTCTGCAGAAATTATCAACATCGTCGACTTACATGTACCGATGAATCGTCTGACGTAAGCGCTGCCGTCGATGACCTGTGCTTGCGAATCAAACGTCCCATCAGACGGAGCTCCATTAACAAATTCACCGGTAAACTTGCCAAACATGCCATCAGAATATTCATGATCTGGGAAATATGCCTTAATTTCAATACTGCCTTTAACAGGAGTTAATGTTGTTATTCCGGTTATCGGATCAGTGCTTACAATACCAGTACCATTAAATGATGATTCTTCAAAGTTATTTGCCTCTTTCCACGCTTGATCTATATTTATCTGTTTTGGCGTAGTATATACATTATCTCCGGCTTCTGCTTCATCTGGTATTTTAATGCGATTCATACCAGTAAAATCCGGAATAAACTGATAAGGATCCTCAGAAAAATATCCTGAATATCCTGCAGGATTTTTTTTTTCTATATACGATAAATACTTTTTAATTGCCGTAGTCCATGCAATTGCTCGGGATTGATCAATAACATCAGTACTACCAATTGCATATTTTTCAAATTTTTGGTATTCTTGGTATACAGATTGTTTTTGAATATCTTGTAATTTCTTCAATAATTTAGCGAAACGATTTTCTGGTGGCGCTGTACGCAGATCAACAAGCCACGCTGCATATATTTTTCTTTTGCCGCGTTCTATAGGATTACTTAATATTATTCGATAATCATCACCATAAAAATTTTTATATGTTTCTATGGTTTTTATAGTATTTACAATATCATTCATTAGTAGCGAATCATTAGTTTTAAATTTTGGTCGTTTTATTGCAATAATTAAAAATCCGCGTTGGCATCCAGCAGCTATGGCTTGTTGATTAATACGTTCAACTCGCCAACGCTTTATTCCGTCTTCCGGTTCTCCAATTAACATGGTGCCTGGTATTCTTATATCATATCCAGATTTATTACCATCAGCTTCTGATATAAGTAGTTTTTGGACATACATTCTAATTCGTTGTTCTATAATATTCATATTTTATTTTTCCTATTTAACTAGTATCACCAATCAACCATTACCATATTACCATTCCATATCATAATATTGCCTGAATTAAAATCTAAATCTAAATCTAATTCTTCAATATTAGTTTTATTTATATCTCGTTGTAAAGCCCGTAAAAAGTTAACTAGTTTCTGATTAGTATCTCTAGCGCCATCATTATCTAAAAATTCAAAAATACTAACTTCGCCTCCGCTATCTCTTGCGTATTGAGCAAATCGATCCATAAATATATCAATCATCATAATGTCGTTATCAGGCAATTTTTCTGCATTTGCCATTATATACATATGTTCTCGATCATCCACATAATAAATTGGAATAAAAGTTGTAAATTCACCCCATCGACCTACAATAACAGTGGCTACCTCAAATTCATCGCGTTCTCGTGTAATTTTAAAACAACGATCTTCACCATTTATTTCATAAACACGACCATTATCACCAGCACCAATAAATTTAAATTGTTTATTTTTAATTTTATCTAATAGACGTTTTAAATCTGTATCTACCATTTCTAATAATGATTTTAATCGTATCATTGTATTACCCTTTAAATGTTATATTTTTATCTAAATCTAACCGTATCAAAAAGTTCATATCAACATCATTTCTTTTACGAATTGAATTTGCTAATTTTCCAATAGCCAACAATTGTCCTGCATCATTATACAATCCAATTGTTGTAATATATGGTGCAAAATTATCACTCGAAGCAAATGAATAATATGTAGTATCATCATCTTGTGTTAATGTTATGTTTGTCGACATATTAAAATCACCAGCATCTAATCGTGCAACTACACTTAATTCATTTAATGTAACAGTACTACGATATGATGCAGTAAACGGCGTATAT